AAATGTTTAAAACTTACACGAGATTGGTGTCATAAACATCCTGAATGGGTTTATAATAGGTATAAAAAATATCGATTAGAAAATCCTGAAAAAATTAATGAAAATCATAAAAATTTTTATAAAAATAATCCAGAAAAAAGAAAAGAATATCGTAAAAATTATAAACCAAGAAAAAGAGAGAGAAGAAAAGAAAGACAAAAAGATGATCCAGTTTATAAAATTACTAATAATGTACGAGGCAGAATGTATAAATATCTAAAAAAACTTAATATAACGAAAAGAAATAGGACATTCGAAATTGTTGGAATGTCTCCATCAGATTTAAAGGAATATTTAGAAAAACAATTTACTGATGGAATGAATTGGGAAAATCACGGGCAATTTGGTTGGCATATTGATCATAGGATGCCATTAGATTCAGCAAAAACGGAAGATGAATTATATAAATTATGTCATTACACAAATCTTCAACCTTTATGGTGGTTAGATAATATTCATAAATCTACTAAAATCATTTGATTTTTCGAAAATTTTATGTATCTTTAATAATATATAAAAATAAAATTTAAAAATAAAAAACATGAAGAAACTATTAATTTTATTGGCCTTAGTTGTCATATCAATTTCGGGATTCTCACAAAGTAAGTGGGATGGATTTTTTAAACCTGTTACTCCACAACAATTTCAAAGTTATCTTAAAGGAGTTTCGGCTGTAAATCCCAACGTGTGGTTATTTAGGCCAGCAGTTTCAATTGCTGCAACAATAGTAACATATGATCGTGTTACAAAAGAATGGAACGCAACGGCATTTAATTCCGTTGGTATGGGTATCGGTTATCAACATTATATTGATCTTAACGGTGCTCCATATAATAATTTTGGTTTTAACGCATTAGTATTTGTTAATGCCACTCCCGATGCCTCATTATCATTTGCAGGTACAGTAAGCGCATTAAAATTTATTGATGTCGGTGGCGGATACAATGTAGGAACAAAAAATCCTTTTGTTTTATTGGGTGTCAAGTACAATTTCTAGTATTTACGAATAATTTCTATGAATGACCACTTTACTGGTTGACGGCGATAACCTACTGACTATAGGGTACTTCGGTGTAAAAAATTACTTCTACAAGGGTGAACATATTGGGGGAATATATCATTTCCTCAATACCCTAAGAAGATCTTTCGAAAATTATCACCTTGATAAAATAGTGGTTTTTTGGGATGGAGAGGATGGATCTCTGTCACGTAAAAAAATATATTCCTATTACAAAGATAACCCCAAAAAGCCAAAGAGTGAGAACGAAATCAATTCTTATAATTATCAAAGACAGAGAATTAAACAATATTTAGAAGAAGTATATGTTCGGCAGGGAGAATATAAATATTGTGAGACCGATGATTGCATTGCATACTATACCCAGATAACCCCAGATGAAAAGAAAATCATTTTCTCGTCTGATGGAGATCTAACACAACTTGTTAACGAAAAAACGCAACTCTATAACCCATCACATCATAAATTATATAAGCCAAAAGATACGTTTGTTTATGACCACGAAGAGATTTTAATTGAAAATATCAAATTGGTTAAAATGTTGTGTGGTGACCCTTCTGACAATATAGCGGGAATCCGAAATCTTGGAATTAAAAGATTAAAGGAGATGTTTCCTGAAATTGTAACTCAACCCTTGACCTTGGAATATGTTAGGTATAAAACTAATTTTCTTTTCGAACAGGATAAGGAAAATAAAATTATACAGAATCTCATAACAGGGGTTACTAAACGTGGAGTATTTGGTGAAGAATTCTTCCAGGTTAATAATAGTATTGTAAGTTTGGATGAGCCGATATTGACCGAAGAAGCAAAGGAAAATATAAAGGTGTTGATAACCGATAACCTAGACCCCGAAGGAAGGTCATATAAGAACACAATGAAAATGATGATGGAAGATGGATTATTTCAAGTTCTTCCTAAATCAGATGATGCGTGGATAAAATTTCTTAATCCATTCCTCAGATTAACCAGAAAAGAAAAAAATAAACGTTATACAAATATAAAAAGATAAAAATATGCAATACCAAGATCCTAATAAATTCGAATTTCTCCTGACGCTAGAGAAAAATATAGTTATTCAGAGATATTTTAGTGTTCCAAACTATAATCCAAAAACCAAAAATTCACTCAATTTATATGAGTGCGTAAAAGAAATTTGTAAAGAAATTTCGGAAGATTTAAAAATAAAAACATTGGATTATTTAACCGAAGATCATAAATCTTTTCTTGCTTTCAATCATGAAGAATTTACTGCCAGGCCCGATGAAGAATATTTTTTATTAAGAATATTATTGGGTGAAGATGTATTTATTTCTAGGATATTTCCCGCTCATATTTATCATCCAAAAGCAAGATATGCTGTGGATATTAGGCCAAAAGTTAGAAGAATATTATCAGATTTAACGAATGTTTTATCATCTGAAGTATTGGATAACAGATACCTACAATATGAGATAAAATAGGAGCAAAAGATATATGAACGAAAAGAATTTTGGATACTTGGGGACGACATTTCAACAGTCGCTACTAAAAGCAATAATTGAGGATAAAAAGTTCGCTGTAACAATAGTTGATGTAATCGATAGTAAGTACTTCGATGGTCCATACTTCAAATATATTATGGAGAACATCAAAGAGCTTTATACGACATTTAAAACTATTCCCAATTACGAGACTTTATCACAAAAAATACTGGCAGAAAATACTAGTGCATCAAGTAAAATAAATCTTGATACATTATATGCTATCAGAGACAAAGAAGTAGAAGATAATGGGTATGTGAAGCTCACAGCTCTCAATTTTTGCAGACAGCAAGTATTGAAAAGGGCACTGAAAGAGTCAGAGGAGATTATGGATAATGGAGATTTTGAAAATTATACTAAAATTGAAGATAAAATTCAAAAAGCTCTACAAATTGGCACCACAACACATGAAGTCGTTGATATTAGTGAAGGTGTGTTAGAATCACTGGAAGAAGATTCAAGAATACCATTCCCAACAGGAATTGTGGGTATTGATAATCTTCTTAAAGGTGGTATTGCAAAAGGTGAATTAGCTATTTTACTCTCGCCCACAGGTATTGGAAAAACGACATGGTTAAGTAAAGTTGCAAATTCAGCATATAATACAGGAGCGAATGTTTTACAGATATTTTTTGAAGACAATATGAGAGATATTCGTAGAAAACATTATGCAGTTTGGACACATATAACACCTGATGAACAACCTAAGCATAAGCATGACATTGCTGGAATGATTGACTATATGCAAAGTCAGAAGAAAAATTTTCTTAAACTTGTTAAATACCCATCTGGAACTCTTTCTATTAATGATATTAGAAATAAAATTAGGAAGTTAGAATCTGAGGGGCTTAAAATTGATCTATTGGTTTTAGATTATGTTGATTGTATTACTAGCGAAGGAACAATGAATGGTGAAGAATGGAAAGGTGAAGGGGCAATTATGAGAAGCCTCGAATCAATGACCGATGAATTTAATATTGCTGTATGGACAGCAACCCAAGGAAATAGATGTGTCGGGATTGATACATTAGTTGATATAATAGATAAAGGACAAATTAAAATTAAAAATGTAATGAAAGGTGATTTAATTAAAACGCATAATGGATATAAAAAAATAAGTTACATATTTCCCATTGAGAAACAACCAGTATATAAAATTAAAACAAAGTCAGGCAAGGAAATTAATGTATCATCTAAACATTTTTTCCCAACGAAATATAAACAATTAAAATCAATAGAAAGCGGATTATCTATTGGAGATGTTTTATTGTTGGAAAAATAAAATATTTGTGTTGATGTTAATTTTTTATTTTAAGCGTATATTTATAATAAAAATATTATGGGGAAAATATCATTAGACGTTTTTTTAAATTATAAAAAGATCAGAGATATTAGAAATAAAATTACAAATGATCAGATGAACGAAGTTTATAAAATTATAAAATATTATAAAACTGATAATATTGGAAATAGACTGGTTAACATCAGAGATTTTATTCTTTATGGAGTTGAGGATAATTGGTTAGATAGATTAAAAATCATTACAACTACTATAAAAAACGATGTTGTTAGTGAATATTCATGTAAAATACGTTATGGTGATAAATGGGATGAGAAAAGAAAAAGTCACATATCTAAAACGAGAATGGATAAAAAAAAATTTATCGAGCTTTATGGCGAGGACGAAGGAATTAAAAAATGGAAAGAAAGAAATGAAAAAGTAAAAAGTTATGGGATAAAATATATGATTGAGAGATATGGTGAAAAAGAGGGCAAAATAAAATGGGAAAAAACATTGAATCAAAAAATTGAAACGATGAAAAAGAGAAAAAAAATTAAACCATATCGTAATGGATTAACATTAGTAGAATACCAGAAAAAATATGGAATTGACGATGGGTATAAAAGATGGATAATAAAAAACGAAAAGCAAAGTTACCGTAGATCAATTGAATATTATTTAGAGACATATGGGAAAGAGAATGGATTAATTTTATGGAATGAGTATTGTGAAAGTATGAGTAAAACAAGTTTAAATTCTTTTATTGAACGATATGGCGAAATAGAAGGAAATAAAAGATATAATTGTATGGGAGACAAATTGAGGTATAAATCATCACAGGAATATTATATTAAAGAATATGGAAATGACAATGGAATAATAAAATATCAAGAATTAATTAATAAGAAAATTAATTATTTTAGCACTAAATATTCTAAAATTTCTCAAGATTTATTTTGGAATATATATGAACGTCTTGAAAATAAAGAAAATTGTTATTTTGCGGAATTAAATGACGAATATGTTTTTTATGCCTATAAAAATGACTTAACAATAATAAATGTAGATTTTAAATATAATGAAAAAATAATTGAATTTGATGGAGAGTATTGGCATTCATCAAATAAGCAGAAAATAATTGATAAAAATAGAGATGATTTTTTAAAATTAAAAGGATATAAAATTCTAAGAATCAATGAAATTTTATATCATAAAAATAAAGAACAAACAATAAATGAATGTATTAATTTCTTAAAAAATTAACATGAAGCATAATTTAAATTTAGACGATTTCAAATTGGATGAAATAATAAGTATTGAGTTAATTGGTGAAGAAGAAACTATTGACATATCAGTCGAAGATACAGAAATGTTTTATGCAAATGATATATATACCCATAATTCATCAATGTCTTCAGAAATCGTTACTGCTGATCAAATGGGCGGTAATATTAAGAAAGCTCAAGTCGGGCATGTGGTTATTTCAGTTGCTAAAACTCTTGAACAGAAAGAAAATAATCTTGCAACTGTTACATTACTTAAAAGCCGTA